CCGGAATTGAACCGAGGTGATTAGCAAACCTGCATGGCCAACACCAGTGTTTAATCACGCTGATGCGCCGTGATGTGGAATTCTTTCACTTTAGCGATTTTCCGGTCGGTCTCCCGTGCCAGCCAACGCGATTTTGGCTTTGTAGCCGTTCATCCTCAATTCTCGAAGGAATCGTCTGGTTTGGAACCCAGCGGATACCCAAAGGAAACAAACACTGTAAAGTGTAGCTCTTCGGAGCCCTACCGTGTTCCACGTACAAGTACGGAAAACCAGTTGACCAGGAAAGCAGTTCAGTTACGGCCGATGTGGCAAGTTGGCTAAGCTCGTGAGAAACACCCGGAGACACTCACAGACGTAATCAAAACTGATACACCTGCGCCATCTACGGAAAGTATGAGTGATTAAACTCACACGGTCCATTATCTCGAGATAGAGGCGGAATTGCAACCAGAGAGGGGAAGTGTTCACTCTTAACCGAGTGGCTCTGAAACTACTGGACAGTGAAGCTACACACGACCTGACCCCTCTTCCTTTCCAGGAAGAAAAGGTAAGTCAAGGTTCCTCTAAACCAAAATAAATACTTATGTTTTTCAACACTTTCTTTATCCGGTCCTTCAGTTCCTCTGCACCACGTCATCTTTTACAGAACCACAAGTTGTTTCCGAAAGTAGACTGGGAACGAGTTGAAGCTGGCAACTACGCTGTAGTAGATCCGGTTAATCCCGGTATCATCCTGTACCTTTCGGAGCAGGACTACATCGTAATGATTCGTGTCGCCATAACGTCCAATCGAACCCTAAAGGTTCTTGCGGGCCCTGGTGACATGAAACCTGATGCCACAGATACTCCTTCTAGTCAAAACTCTCAAAACTCCCCTACTCGCCCTTCCCAATCATCCTCTCCGTGGGGTGAAGTCCTAAATTTAGGATCTCAAACCTCACAGGGGAATCGTGGTAAAAAGCGGCTGCTTACATTATTTAGCAGTTCGCTGCAGAGTTTCATTGGAGATAAAAAGGTCTCCAACTCCACTCAAGCAGGTTCAAGAGGAATCTCGATGGTCCAACTGTCTGTTAGCAATATCAGACAGTGGTTCACATCATGGCACGACATCGTGTCGTGGTGGAGCCGTGGCTCCTCGATGACCACTGTTCACCGTACAGAGGCAAACTCTTTTGCTCTATGGTTAACAAAAGTTCTGAAAAGAAACGGTATCAATCACCTAATAGCCCGAATGAAAATTATGCTATTTGTGGTAAATGCCTACCTAGGAGGGCGGAAGTTAACTTCTACCCAATCTCTTGGTTTCCGAATCCGATTACGATCGGGGTTACCTGCGGCCCTGCCTCTCTTTGTGAGGGCAGGTCTCCGCGCTGGTAATCGACATTACATCCATATTTGGACATCAATGTTATTCAGTTACAAGGGAATCCTAGGAACATGGCAAGAACCACATTTAGCGTCTGGATCTATTCAGGCTCCCCACCCACCTTTAGAGGGAAACTCAACACTAGAACTCTTCTCAAAATTCAGTAATGTTTTTTGGCAGATACTTAGTCTTGAGGGGATCAAGCAACCGGATCTTCGAATTAAGCATTTCTTCTTCTCCACTCATGCAGGACCAAATTCACCTGTAACAATTCTTGGAGCAGGCCTGGATGCGTACTTATGGTCATCTTTCGATGCCCTTCGTGCAAAACCAGGTGAGCTCCTTGATGAGTCAAAGGTAAGATGGTTATCTGATCTTCGCGCCATTACTGGTGTGAAGTCTAATTATATTAGAGAGTGGTTAGAAGCTACACATCAAATGGATATTCTCCTGAATTTCAGGAAAACAGCCAAGATGTTTGCTTTAAATCAGAAGATTGCAAGCAGTGTTATCTCTGCAAACAAGGATCACCTTTATTCTTATATTCAATCTATCCCTACGCTGTCAAAAACAGTGAAAAGATTTATTGATAAAGTTTTAGGGAAGAATCCGAGTCCAGGAGTAACATCTGTTGTTCCGATTACAATGAAAACCAAAGAAACCAAGTTGGGATACGAATATATCTACGACTTTTTAGGTGTAAACCTATCTAGTCTGCGATGGACATTACCGACCCTTCAGCGTCTACATAACTTGTATGAAGCTGCTGGAAAGGTACGAACCATTGCTATAGTAGACTATTGGACGAATTTTGTCCTTAAACCACTCCATGATTGGATGTTTAACGTATTAGCCCATCTACCGCAAGACGCTACTTTCGATCAAGAAGGTAAAGTCCGAGACTTCGCCTCACGAGGTTATAGGGAAATATGGAGTTATGACCTTAAATCGGCAACGGATTTAATACCGTTGGCTCTTTATAGAGCTCTTTTCTCACATATACTTCCTGAAAAGATCCTCGATCTCTGGTTCAAGCTACTGGTGGACCGTGACTTCTCGTCACCCAAGTCAACACTTAAAGCTTTTAAGAATCACCCCCGGACGGTACGATATACTACAGGTCAGCCGATGGGCGCTTTGACTAGTTGGGCCTCTATGGCTTTGGTGCATCATGCACTAGTGCTTTATGCCGCAATGTGTGTCGGGAGAGTTTCTCCTTCCACCCTATTATCTTTTCGGGACTACATGGTCCTGGGAGATGATATAGTGATCGCATGTTCTAAGACTGCTGTATTTTATCAAGCCCTTATGGCAGAGTTACACGTCCCACTCTCACTGTCGAAATCGCATATCTCAGACTCTGGAATGTTCAACTTCGCTAACCAAACTTACGTCTCAACTATGAACTGTTCGCCTGTTTCCTTACGGGAAGAGGTGAATGCTAATAGCATGGCGGAAAGAATCGAGCTTGTGCTCAGACTCTTCCGTCGCGGATGGAAGGATTTCGGTGACCGAATTTGGGTAAACCGCTTCTGTAGAATGCTCTTACCACAAAGAGTGTGGGCACTTCTCACTCCGGATATCCGGAATGGGAAGGTTCCTCTAGTCATCCGATGGATCCTTGCTGTTTTACTCACACCAGGTACAACTAGGTATAGTTGGGCTGGTTACGGTAAGGTAGCCTTGGAGACATTCCTAGGAGCTCAGCTCCGAAAGGGAGATCTCTTTAGCATGAGTTTAGACTCGATGGGTGATCTGATTGATCGCCACCGGTCAGGCAAGGTCTTGATCGGGATTTTAAATAAGTGGGCCGCACGAATCTACGCCAGTTACTTGTCCTCAAGAAAATCTCTTGAACAAGAATATAAAAACTGGGTGACACGAGTAGTGTCTGTAGATCTTGAGTGGGTCTTTGATGGAATCTTCGAACGATCCGTTAAGGATGCGTTAACGCGGTGGGCTACGAAGTACCGTTTTCCTCTCAAAGGAGTTGTAGTTGCAACAGGATTGTCGCAATTCAACATCGATGATGTGGAAGCTGGTACTGGGCGTCCCTGGGCAGATCTGGTTGGACTTGTATCCGACGCAGAAACTGCTTTACCGGTTGTTCCTGATTTCTCTCAGACAACACTCGATGTGTTGACCACCCTAGAGGTGCCCTTAGGGGGTCCTGATCGTGATAGACTACTTCAGGTCAAACGTGATAGACAAGCCCGAGAATCACTTCTCCGGGTGACGAATCTACTAGGAATGGTTGATCATTTAGCAGCGGCGACTCCTGGCTTCGAGGAAGCCTGGGATTTCTCCCAATTATCGACTGAATGGTTTTCTAGACCACCAGAAGAAAAATAAGAGCCCGGGATACTGTTTTCCCAACCAAAACAGAGTAGGGTATCGCTAACCGAATTGAAGCGATGGGACTATATGTG